CTCCTTAAATATGTAATTAGATTATCTAAACAGTCTTAAACAGACCGTAAAGCCAAAACTTAAAAGAAATGCACTACCTGTAATTACTAAACCCCATTTCAAACCCATAAACACTAAACTAAAATCCATATCAGCACCACCTAAGAATTACGATTAAAGCATGATACAAATACCAAAACAACAACTGTTGCAATAAAGAAACCAAAAAATATATTAATTAAAGATATTGCATCGTTTACTGCTTTTAATGTCTGATATTCGTAATATGTACCATAAACCGCTTCATAAACTGCCATGACACTATACCTCTGAAAGTAATTCAAGTGAATCCAGTTTAACCTGGAGTTTACCTTTAACATTCTTAAATGCAAAGGTCATTGTGTAAAATGCTGGCACAACTGTAACTGAGCCGATTTTTTCAGTTGGAAGACTTTCTTTAACAACCTTTGTTCCTAAAGTGCCATCTTCATTTAATAAAGGTTTAAGAGAATCTACCGGAATATACTCAATTGTATTCCCTTCCCTTACTTCCCCTGTTCTTTCATCAACCATTGACCACTTGTTAGGATTGGCGAACGTTACAAGTCCGATTACTTTATTTTCCATGCTCATTCCTCCTCATCATCTTTATAATTACATTGTGTACAATGCCAAAATGCGTCTTCATAAATTCCCATTGCGTTACATCCGATGTCAACCATTTCTGCCCCACAGTTAGGACAATTCATAACAACCCCCTCCACATCGAACAATCGTTCTAATATTATTGTACTACTTGTGTAACCTATTAGCAAAACAGTTATTCCTACTTCTGTAACCTATTAGTAAAACGAAAATATTTTTAAAAATCATATAACTGACAACATCAAACGTATTACACTTTTAATTATATATCTGTATAACATTCAATGTCAATAGTATGATATATTATATCTTAGGCAATATGTTATAATACTTTTAAAATATACTTAGAAAGGATGTTTTTAATGGCAAAAGATATTTTCACACTAAGAATTACACCTGAAATTTTGAATAAAATTAAAGCTATAGCAGGAATAGAAAAAAGAACAACAGCAACACAAATAGAGTATGCATTAGAAATATATATAAAAGACTATGAAAAATTACATGGTAAAGTTGAAGTAAAAGATAATGATGAATAAAAGGTGAATTATGCAAAATAAAAGCTTAATTAAACATAAAAAAGAAATTTTATTATATTATAAATTATTGTCTATTTTATCTATAATATGTCTTGGTATCATATTTCCTTTTATATTTAGCTTTTTGCATAAAGCAGATTTAATATCTCCATATATTATTAACATACCATTAAAATATTTTTATATATTTTATAGTGTTTTAGGAATGGTTGTAGGGTTTACAATTAGCTATATTAAAATATTAAAACTAAAGTTGTTTTTAGAAAGTTGTTTACGTATAGAAAAAATTGAAGAAGATATATCAAAAATATTATATGAAAAGAATGATATTTATCAATCTTCCTAATAAATAGCCCTAAAATGGGCTTTATTTTATGTCGAAAATGCGTAAGGGTGAAGAATGAAGAATTCACTGGATTATCGAAATTTGGGTAGTTTTCCCCGCAAAAATTCGCCTTAAATCGTAATATCTTACCGCCCTTTACGTGCCTGTCAAAATTTATTCTGGGAACCCCGAAGTAATTAGTTCCTAATTGTCTATACCTGCCCGCGTTCGAACTCTCACCCCAAGAAAGTACAGAGATATTTTATAATGCAGTGTCGGGGTTCAACAAGCTTTAAGAGTGCATTAGGTCACTCGTTGAAGTAATGCTAATTTGTTTGAACTCACCCCCCGCCCCTTGAAGGGGAGGCAATTACCTTTCATTCTTGGCTTTTGATTTTACCTCCCCTTTTTGTCAAGGGATGACGGCATAAGTAGTAATAATAACGGGTCGCTCAACTTATACGTCATTAACCCTTGACATGGTCATCCTATTGGGTCGGCGGTCTTCGAAGCCAACAAGAATGAAAGGATGATGAATTATGAATATCGAATTTAATGGAAAATCAATTGCAAATTACAAACTTGAAGTTAGCCAAATAGAACTTTGGGAAATCAAGAACGCAATCAAAAGAAAATTGAAAAAAGAAAGAGAATTTATTGATGAGATGTACACTGAAAATCAAGATGAAGAATTTGAGAAATCAAACAGAACATTAATACTTATGCTTGAATCTATCGAAAAAATAATATAAGCCGGAGAAATCCGGCTTTTTTCCATTTCAAAAAACATTCTCTTTATTTCGTGTAATCTATTGTAAATCTTTTTACCCCATACCCCTATTATCTATTAATATTCAAAACAGACTATTTATTTAAAAATAATAACTTTTCTAAACTTTCTTCAAATCATTTAATTTAAGAGTACCTAAAAACTGAGTTAATCCTTCATCGTCACAAATCTCAATTTCACAATCAACATCACTATAAATTTCAAGAATGGTACCTTTTTGTCCTTTTATAAGACTATGTTCTGGTATGTCACATAATAATTCTACCACATCAAATTCTTTCATTATTTTCAATGCCCCCATATATAAAAATTTAATTTTATTTTACACTTCAAATATATTATTGTAAAAGCTTTTCCAAGCTTTTCTTAATTTTATCAAGTTCTTTCTTATATTTGCAAGTTTCACATTCAAAAAGTCTATCTTTAATACGGCGATTGCTTGAATGATCTTCAATAAAGTTTTCACAATATTGTGGTATGTAATGTCGATTATAATTGTTTCTGATGTTAATGCATCTAATACAATGATCTAAACATTCAGCACTATTAAGACAATAACCGCATCGACACCAGTAACAATTATATAAAGGTATTTTATAAGGCATTTTATATATCCTTTTTGCAATTTTTTAATTATTAAATTTCATATTTTAGTCGATTTTGGGTACGATCCGAACAGAATCTGCACAAAAACATGAAATTTAGACTATCGTTGACTGCATCACATATTAAGCAACTGCATCTATTTCAGCCATAATTTTTTGTACCTCTTCGCTAACAGAATCATCAACATATTTATTATCAGCAAAAGTAAAGTCATCAGGAACAATAGAAAATTGCTTGAGGTTAACAACTGATGTTGTCCATGATATTCCTGATTCAATTAATATCTTTTTATATTTGTAGAATGTAGCTTTTTTATAATTTTGCTTTGTTTGTTCTTCTCCAAACTGTACCATTTGTGTCCACATTGAATATAAACTATTAGATAATCTTGTATCAAATAATTCATTTAATTTTTCTAATACTAAGTCACTACGCCTTACGATATCCATTTGGTCGTCCTCCTTAATTATCTTTTTTAACTCTGAATCTCTGAATGATTCTAAGGTTTTATCATCAATCATATATACAAATACCTTCTCTGAATCATATAATTCTTTGAGTTTTCTTATTTTTATTGAACATTCAAAACGGATAGTTCTCATTGCTCTTTCTAATATTTTATCAAACTTAATTTTTAATAATGCTAGTTTATGACCAATATTATAATCACCATGAACTACAGAACAACTTTTATCTAATTCCCTTTTTATATATTTATCAATTCTCTTCCAGTCATGTTTTTTAAATTCAGGGCCCTTCCAGTAAAATTTATCAGTACATGTTGAACCAGAAAACATTAATGAAGTATCAAATATTATAGGTTTTCTTCTAGTATAATAAGCATTCTTTAAATTTTCCATAATTTTCTTACATATGGAATGATGCTTAAAAACAAATATTTTTGACACATCAATTTTTTCTACTTCCCACCAATGATAAGGTGGTAAATTAACATTCATTGCATTTTCTAAAAACTTTATTAAATACTTGACTGATTGTTGTATCTTTGTAGGACCACCGAAACAATTATGATTCATCATTAACTTATGTAAACTACATTCAACCTTTATATACCAAGGCACTTTTATTTTTTCAGGTATACCATTTTCATTAATCCAATCGGTATTATCTACTGTTAACCTTATTCTATAATCATAACTGCCTTCAAGTTCACCAGAAGTAAATTGATATAATATTTCTCCTGTTTCAAAATTTAGACCCTCATAAATATTGCAAAAAGTTATTATTTTATCTTTAGTAATATCATCTATTTCAGGAGATTTAATAATTATTGTATCGTACATTTTTGTTTAACCTCCATTAAAATTTTTTATTTTGTCTATGTACGTAGACTCTCGTCGGGTGTTACATAGACCCGACGTGTTTTTCTCTTCAAACTATCTACTGCTTTTGTAGGGGTTTTTCTTAAAGTCTGTAGCGAATGGGTACCCCCTCCACACAGTGGAGCCTCCCCCATTCACTACAGACTAAAATCCAAAGACCTGTCAAAAGCTGAATAGCTATCATAAAGATTAGAATACATTTTTTTGAATGTAAAAATTGTATTCCACACTTTTCATTTACACCATACCAATAGGTAACAACGACAAATGCCTTAAGCTGTAAAAGTGATATTATCATTCCTACAGTTCCAAAATTGTTAATTTTACGGTGCTTACAGTTATACTCAATAAATGCCCTAATCTGTCTATCAATAAGCCTATCATTCTGAGCAATTAATATAACGTTATATCCAAGATGCCTATGCAACTGAAAAAACTTTATCCAGTTTGGGCGGTCTTTTCTGGAATATTCCCTGGGATTAAATATTACAGGACATTCATCAATAATTAAAAGTGTCTGCCCTTCCCTACCCTTTTTATGATTATGTTTAGCAAAACATACAAGCAAAGTAGGATTAAGCTTAGAATTATCTATGTAAAGGAATTTTCCTATTTTATACTCTAACTTGCCCTGAAGCTTTTCTTTTACCTTTTCTTCTTTCTTAAATAGTCTTGCAATTTTTAATATAATATTCTTTATAGGCTTAAATTTAACTATTTCAAGATTAATAGGAAAATTAGATATTACATTATGTCCACGTCTTAATTTGAACATTATATCCCTTGCAACATTAAGACTTTTCCCACTTCCTGGTGTTCCTGAATTAAGATAAATCATATTTTAACACCCCTTATTTAATCATTCTTGCCCATCTCAAAATGAGCTGATAAGTATAATAGACAGCCACTACAATTAACCATGCTTCTAATATGCTAATCATTTGGGCTATAGGTAACACCCAATTTAGTCCACCAAGAAATGAATTTACATCGGCATTATTTACAGTGTGAAATGGTGAATCAGGCAAAAGATTTATAATCCTTGCAACTAATTCAATTAACTTTTGTGTAATGCCTCCAAAAATATCACCAAATATATCCATATTAATCACCTATAAACCTTCTTGAATTAATAATTAAAATAAAAGTGAAAATTAAAAGAGTTCCCCACCTTACAATTTTTGCCCATGCTTCAAACTGTGAAAAGTCTATAGTAAATTTACCTCCGCCCTTAAAAACAGAGTTTGAAAGGTCAATTTCCCATACGGGTGCTTTTGGTGTTGATTTTAATGCAACTACTGAATTATAAATGTCATATGGTATACAAAATGGAAACTTTCTTTTCATGAAATCACTTGGAATTGTTGGTGTATCTGTTCCCCATGTATTTGTTTCATTTGGGTCTGTCCATTCAAGCAAAACAAACTTTTTTGTAAATACAATTTTTCCAGTTGCATCCTTTATTTCAACTATGTTTTGTCCAATTTTATAAGGATTATTATATTTACCTTGCTCAACATTATAAAAATGATCATCGTAATAAGTTATTTGTTGATTTATAGGACAATCATTATATTTAACACCATTAACATATATAGAATGCAATTGTTTGTTATATGTACCAGTACGTAAAACATACCATGTTGGAGCATATTGATATGTCTTTTCATTGTCAAATCCTATTATGTCTATTTTATTTGCATTAGTTTGCACTATTTCGAATTGTACTTCTGCTAATATTTCTCCAAATCCCGGTTCTCCTGGTGCAAGTCCTGTATTTTCTATGGTTATGCGATTTATACCTGGTACATATGGAATAATTTTTCCGGGAACATAAAAACCACTTAATGATTCGGTTAAATCCCATATATAAGTCATATTCATTTCCCAATTACCATTTTTATCTTTTCCATATAAAATTACATCATAAGAAGAACCGTTGGTATCTGTAATTATTTGTATATTTGGATTTTCATCTATATATTTTTTTGAACCTATAGGACTAATAAATTCAAATGTTGGTATATGTTCGTTACTTATTTTGTGTATTGTGCCATCATCATATACTACATCATAATTAGTATATACAAATGTTTGCCACGTGCCACCATGATAAAAATTTGCTGTTTGAAACCATTGTGAAATTTGCCCATTGTACAATTCAACTTCTATATAATTTCCTGAATTCTGTTTCCATAGTTGTTCAGTTTTATTATTCATTATTAACTTATCTTGCGAGTATATTGTTGTAGATACTAATTTACCATTATTTATATGTTCAATTACTGTTATATAAGGATAGTCAATTGCATTATATTGCGTTAATGTTGTTGGTGATATTGTGTATGCAAAACAATTTATATAAAATCCTAAAGAAACAACTAATAAAATCATAACATATAGTATTTTTTTCATAACCTCACCGTCCCTTCAAAAAAAGGGACAGCCGAAGCCATCCCCATTCCCTTTGGCAAAATTATTTTGCCAGGCTTGCAAAAAACCTTTTGCCATACTTCCAAACCAAAAATGCACCAAATACAGCCAAACCATATGGAGCAACTTTGGCAAGACCTGCTAATACATCCGATTTGATAGCAGTAAAACCAGTATCCATAGCAGTTGCTGTTCCTTCATCAAGTGCAGCAAATGACTGTATTGATACCATTGCAACTGCTAAACAAGTAAAAATAACTGATAAAAGTTTCTTTTTGTTTAATCTTTTCATAAAAGACCCTCCCTCAATAATCTTCCCTCCCTCAATAATCTTTAAATTTCTTCATTTTCCTTTACCTATCATAGAATTTGATTTTATTTTTCACGACCATCATGGATAAATCACTTATAAAAGTGTTTTTCTGGAATGCAATGGTGAATCTCATTAAGCCTAACGCATTTTTTATTATGGCCTATTGGGATTCCACATAGTCTCCGGCGGCTACCCTCCCATGTCTCACAGGGTCAAATTGCCCTTAATTCCTTCGTTCAGCCTTTCCATGAGGTGGAATGTCAGTCATGCTCCAAAACTGGGTCTATGCCCTTAGGGAAAAATTCAATCCGACTATCCCGGCTCGTGTTTTTATTTCTATTCTGCCTTTATCTCCGCCGTTTTTAGGCATTTACGGCATCATCGAATATGTAGTTACATCTTATGCTGCTTTTGGTTCTATACGCTTAATATCTCTGATCATCTTCTCTCCGTCATAAGGAGTCCCTTTAGTTAACAATGTATAAAATACCCTTATCAACTTACAGCTGATTGCCATAATGGACTGCTTCTTTTTCAATGGATTTTTAATCCTGTTTGTATAATATAAATGTAGTTGCCTGAACTCAGCATTCTTGGCCACAAGTATCATAACCGCTTGGAATAAAAGCCTGCGAAGCCTCTTTCGACCTCTTTTACTTAAGGTGGTTTTTCCCTTATGCTTTCCAGAACTATTTTCTTTAAGGTTAAGTCCCGCAAGCTTTTGTATCTGTTTGGGATGCTCAAACCTTGATATATTTCCAACTTCTGCAATAAATCCAGCTACCGTGACAACTCCAATTCCTTTGATTGCAAGTAATTCTGTAATGTTAGGAACCTGTTGGAGTAGTTCTTCTATCAGACTAAGAGTGGCTTCCAGCTTTTTTGTTACAAATTCATACTCTTCTATTAAACTTAACAAGTCGTATTCAGCAGCTCTAAGGCCTTCCTTAATGCCTACACTCGTTTCTGCTGCCTTCATTAGTCTTACTGCATGTTTTGTTCCTACAGCACGCTTAATCTGAGATTTCCATTCATTCGCAATAGCTTCTATTCCTTTTGCAATAACCTTTTCAGGTGTTGCGAAGCTCTTTAACGCAATCATAGCTCCTTGTCCGCTCCAGTCCTTGAAAACAGTCTTGAATTCTGGAAAGTATATGGAAAGCCATCTTTGCACCTTGTTATTAATTACTGTCATATGCTTGATATAGCGTTCCCTGGTTTCCATTGATATCCTTAATTCTCTGAACACACCTTCAGGCATATACGGCTCCAGGTATCTTCCGTCTTTGACCAACATTGCAATTGTCTTTGGATCTTTGCGGTCATTTTTAGTAGGATTGTTGTCATCAAATTCCTTGCTTCTCTTTACATGCATAGGGTTTACTAAAACAACCTTTCTATTGTTTTCCTTTAGTGAGTATCCGAAATTGAACCAATAGTGCCCTGTAGGCTCCATTCCCACTATTAATTTTGATTTGTCATGCTTCATCATCAACTCGTGCGACCATTTTTCGAAGGCTTCAAAACCTACAGCATCATTGCTAATTTTGAATACTCCTGACAATTCTATTCCTCTGTAATCAAAGGCTCTGGCATAGTGAAATTCACTACCTACATCAACTCCAACCACCATTGTTGAAAAATCTAATTGATTAAGCTTTTCATTTTGTGTATACTTCATATTACATACCTCCGTTTTGGTTAGTCTTATTAAATTAGGAGTAAGTTACAAACCTTACATCCCGTATTCTAACCCGGAGGTATTTATTTTTCAAAGGTCATTTTATTTCATTACAGGAATGCTCCTTAAATATGTAATTAGATTATCTAAACAGTCTTAAACAGACCGTAAAGCCAAAACTTAAAAGAAATGCACTACCTGTAATTACTAAACCCCATTTCAAACCCATAAACACTAAACTAAAATCCATATCAGCACCACCTAAGAATTACGATTAAAGCATGATACAAATATCAAAACAACAACTGTTGCAATAAAGAAACCAAAAAATATATTAATTAAAGATATTGCATCGTTTACTGCTTTTAATGTCTGATATTCGTAATATGTACCATAAACCGCTTCATAAACTGCCATGACACTATACCTCTGAAAGTAATTCAAGTGAATCCAGTTTAACCTGGAGTTTACCTTTAACATTCTTAAATGCAAAGGTCATTGTGTAAAATGCTGGCACAACTGTAACTGAGCCGATTTTTTCAGTTGGAAGACTTTCTTTAACAACCTTTGTTCCTAAAGTGCCATCTTCATTTAATAAAGGTTTAAGAGAATCTACCGGAATATACTCAATTGTATTCCCTTCCCTTACTTCCCCTGTTCTTTCATCAACCATTGACCACTTGTTAGGATTGGCGAACGTTACAAGTCCGATTACTTTATTTTCCATGCTCATTCCTCCTCATCATCTTTATAATTACATTGTGTACAATGCCAAAATGCGTCTTCATAAATTCCCATTGCGTTACATCCGATGTCAACCATTTCTGCCCCACAGTTAGGACAATTCATAACAACCCCCTCCACATCGAACAATCGTTCTAATATTATTGTACTACTTGTGTAACCTATTAGCAAAACAGTTATTCCTACTTCTGTAACCTATTAGTAAAACGAAAATATTTTTAAAAATCATATAACTGACAACATCAAACGTATTACACTTTTAATTATATATCTGTATAACATTCAATGTCAATAGTATGATATATTATATCTTAGGCAATATGTTATAATACTTTTAAAATATACTTAGAAAGGATGTTTTTAATGGCAAAAGATATTTTCACACTAAGAATTACACCTGAAATTTTGAATAAAATTAAAGCTATAGCAGGAATAGAAAAAAGAACAACAGCAACACAAATAGAGTATGCATTAGAAATATATATAAAAGACTATGAAAAATTACATGGTAAAGTTGAAGTAAAAGATAATGATGAATAAAAGGTGAATTATGCAAAATAAAAGCTTAATTAAACATAAAAAAGAAATTTTATTATATTATAAATTATTGTCTATTTTATCTATAATATGTCTTGGTATCATATTTCCTTTTATATTTAGCTTTTTGCATAAAGCAGATTTAATATCTCCATATATTATTAAC